CTGCTGCGGGCGTGCCAGCGGATTGGCTCGCTCAGCTTGGAGTTGGAACGGGCGCAGCCCGCCAACGGAAAGGGCGCTGGTCTTCCCACCAGTGGGAAGACCAAGGAGGACGCGCTCGCCGATGCCGGCATCAGCACCAGCGCCGCCAACCGATACGAACAGCTTGCCGGCGGACGCGAGCCGGCGGCGAACTCGGGCGAATTGCTCCCAGGAAAATTCGATGGGAAGGTCGGTCCACGTCGCCCAGCTGCCAGCGATTTCATTGCGGCGGACTAGGCTACAGCCGGCTATGCAGCTCCACGCGCGCGCGGCCGGTCCCCTGTCCGCGGGAAAAGGGCAATCAAGAGCGGCCGCGCGTGCGTGCTGGATAACGCCTCTATGCCGGACCTTCCTGCCCCGCCGCTCGACTGCCGCCTCGCCGACCTCGACGGGCTTTGGCTCGACAGTCGGTGCGCATGCCGACGCCGCGTGTTCTACCCGTTCCGGCTGATGGCGGAACAGCTCGGCGGCGATCGGCGGCTCGGCGACGTGCTGCCCCGGCTGCGATGCAAGCAATGCGGCGGCACAGCGGTATCGCTGGCACTGGTCGACGATCCGGCCGGCGAGGCGGGCGGCGGGCCGCCGCGGGGATGGCGGCTGGCGCTAGAGCTTGCGGGACAGCCAAATGCCCCCGCCACCGGCGAGGATCGCCACCACGGCCGGCCAGACGAACCACGTTAGGACCTGTTCGGTCGTCACTCCTGCAGCCTTCCCAGCACTGCTTGCGCGCATCCATGTAGCGCGGCGCCCAGTGCGAACCAAGCGAGCGTCAGCGCGCCGCCCAGCCGCCCAGTGCCGATGACAGGCGCCACGACGCCGCCGACTATGAAAGCGAGGCAGAGGGTGTTCAGCGCCGAGGCGAGCAGCTTGATGCGCTCGTTGTGCACCAGTTTGGGCATCGGAGGACATCTCTCCAGGTGTGCCCATGAGGAACCATACCAGACTTTCCTCGATTCACGCGCCAAGTCGCTGCACCGCAGCATGGCGGGCGCGAATACTGCCGCTTCCAAAGTCCTCATGCCCCAAATCCGGGCGGTGGCCGGCGGCGACTATCCGTTGACTGGCGGAATATTCCGCCCGGTGCCGCAGAAGGCTTTTTATGGCAAACCGGGCTCCGGGCTTCCCCCCCGCCAATCACCAGGTCCCTTGCTTTCGCTCCGCCCCGGGCGCCGGTGCTGCTTTTGCTTTGGCGCTTTGGGGCCTAAAGGCCCCCCCAAAGCAGCCAAAGCACAAAGCAAGCCCTCCGGTCGGTGCTTTGGGAGCGTCGCCAAAGCAATCCAAAGCAGCAAAAGCAGCCAAAGCAGTCCCGTTCACAGCAGCCACACCCAGTCGCGGTCAAAGCCGATAAAGCCGCGTATTTTCAGTGTGGTAAGGGCGTTGTTCTCGGCCGTGTAGGCTGCTCTGGTCAGCTTTGGCCGCTTTGGGTCGCCGTCCAAAGCAGGGCAAAGCTGACCCTCGGAAAACCAGCTTTGAGCGATCAAAAGCAGACGGAGCGCCGTGGAGCGCCGGACGCAGGTTTGTGGCGGCATCCCCGGTTTGGGCACCGCCTCCTCGCCGTGCTGCAGCACCGCCTCCCGGATATGCCGCAGCATGTCGGCCGGCTTGGGCTGCAGCTTCCGTTCCCGCTGCCGTAGCCGGTCGCAGGCCAGCTCCTCCGTCTCCTCGGCGATCGGCGCCGTGATCGGGTCGCCGTCCTCGTCGGTGCCGAGCTCCTCCACGCCGACCATGAAGGCGAACTCGGCATCGGAGGGCCCGGAGCGGTTCTTGCCGAGCTTGACCGTCCGGACTTCGCCCCGGATGCCCTCGATCAGCAGGGTTACGTCGGCGTCGCCGTTCAGGCTTCCATGCCCGCGCGGGGTGGTGCCGGCATCCTTCGCCACGTGGTGCACACTGAGCACGGCCGAGTCGCAGACGGCGGTCAGCTGGCGGACCAGGCGGACGAGGCGCCCCATGTCCTCCGCCTCGTTCTCCCGCAGTCCCGGGAAGCACTTGCCTACCGTGTCCAGCACGACCAGCGAGGGCTTCAGCTGCCGGATCAGCGCCAGCAGCTCGGCCAGCTGCCGACTGCCTGGTTCCAGGAGGTCCACCGCAACCGGGACCAGGTGGAAGTCGGGCGCATCGCCGCGGCGGCGACGTAGCGCCCGAACCCGCCGAATCGTGCCCCGGCCGTCCTCTGCCGCGACGTAGATCACGGCACCCTTTTTCACCCGCCGGCCGAACACCTCCTGCCCCTGTGCCACGGCATAGGCGAAGTGCGGCGCCAGCACGCTCTTGCCGGCTCCCGGCTGACCCATCAGCACGGCATGGTCGCCACGGGAGATCAGCCCCTTGATGACGTAGGGCGCCGGCTCTTCCGCCTCGCATTGGTCGGGTGTGAGGACCCGCAGGAGCGAGGGACGCCCCTCCTGGTTGGGCGGGTGATCCGGCTCAGGCGCCCGGGCGCCCCATACGTCCTCGGCGGCCGGCGGCGGTTCCGCGGCCTGGCGGGCCAGGTGGAACAGGGTGCCGGCGCCGATCGCACTGGGCGGCGATGTCGGGTAGTGCCGCCATCGCTCATCCGTCGCGGCGGGGTCGTAGCTGGAGTGCCGCTCCGACCAGGCGTGAAAGGCTGCTCGTCCCCAATCGCTGCCGCCGGTTGCGGCCCATGTCGCCATGCCGACCCGGTTCCAGTGCTCCCAGTCGGTCGGGCCTTCGTTCGGGATGGCGTGAAGGGCGGCTGCGACCCGGAGATCCGCTGCGCTTGGGCCATGCCGGGAGGCGGAGGCGTCGCCGGCGGCCGCCCCGGGCGGCTTGGCGCCCAGGATGTTGGCGGCAGCCTCGAGGAAGCCCTGAATTGCCTCCTCGTTCACCGCCGGCAGCGCGTCGCGCGATACGTCCCCCGGTGCGTCCGGCATCCAGTGCAGCTCGGCGCCGCTGGGGTGCCGGCCGAAGGCGACGAATTGTTGCCCGCGGCCGAGAACCTCGACCTTGCCGAGCCGGCCGGCGATCGAGCGCTTTGGCGGCTCGCCGATTGCCGCGCGGTAGAGCAGGAGCACCCGGGGCGAGTCTTCGCGGTATCGGATGGGCGCCTCGCCCAGCATTTTCACCGCCAGGGCCTTGATGCTGTGGGCCAGCGTCGGGTTGTCGATATCGACGTCGATCGGCCGGAGCCCATCGGCCAGCAGCCCGGTGTTGAGCGCGTCGGGGTCCGGTAGCCGGGTTGCCGCCTCGGGCGGGTCCTGGCGGGCCCGCTCCGCCCACCGATCGCCCCGCGGCGCCTTGCCGGCGCATTCGTGGTCCGACTCGGGGCTGTAGACGGCCACCGGGCGGAAGCCGGCGTCCCACAGCTGCTCGCGGAGGGCCCGCACATGCGAGGCCCGGAGGGCTGCGTGCAGCTCGGCGGCCGCCGCCGTAGCGTGGCCGTTGCCGCCGCTCATGGCCGCACCCGCCCGGCGAGCCGCGCCAGGATGGCGTATTGCTTCCGGCTCACCCGCCGCTGCTGGCGGACGCTGCCCACAAACTTGGCCTCCCAGTCGGACAGGTGGCCGATGCCGTAGGTAAGGACGGTGTTCAGCAGCTCGCGGGCGGACGGTGGCCGCCGTCGTGGTGGCGGCGGCGAGCCCCCAGACGGCGCCAAGATTTCGTCCCAGCGCAGCCCTGCGGCTTGAATCATCCGGTGAGCGGCCTCGGCCGCGGCTTGGCGCTCGCCCGGCTTGTCCGAGCCAACCAGTTCGAGAATGGCGGCGAGCTTTTTTCTATTCAGGGTTGCGGATTGCATCCGGTCCTCCTCGTGAGGAGGATCGCCCCTGCAAACGGTTCGGCTTGACCAAACCTAGTCGCAACAGCATGTTGTGACTGTTCGGCCTGGGAGGCGGACCTCTTGGACCAGCCGAACCGCTCTTGCAGGAGCGATCCTTCGTGTTTTGCGCAAACCCGCCCTTTTGCCGGCCAAAGCTTCGGGGCGGGTTTGTCGCATCTAGGACATCGCATCACGAAGCCCGAGTCTCTGCAAAGGTCATGCTCCGGCTGCAGCCGCATCCGGTGCCTTCACAGCGCCGAGCCGGTTGCCGTCCGGACGCGGGTTCCAGCCCTCGGCCTCGCGCACCTCGTTCGGCGTCAGCACGCCGTTCGCCAGCGCAATTTGATAGGCCTGCCAGCGCGCGGCGAAGTCGCCGCGCATTAGGCCGCTCATGTCGAGCTCGAGGTGAAAGTCTCCACCCGGGTCCGAGAAAACTTGCGTTTGAAACGTTGCCTCGATCTTGCGCACGATCGGCAAGATGGTGAACTGCCCGAACCAGGCGCCGGCGGTGGCCGAGTTGGTGAACGTGGAATGATCCCAAATCCCAACCAACGGCGGTGGCACGCCGAACAAGCGCGCGATCTCCTCCGTCGTGAAGCGCCGGCTGGCGAGCACTTCGGCGTCCTCGGGCGACATGGCGCAGGATTGCCATTCCATACCTTCGTCCAGGACGCCGACGCTGCCGGCGTTGTGCGCGCCGACGTGCTGCTTGTCGAAGGTGCGGGTGAGGAAGTCCTTGCCCTCCGGCGTGAGGTGCCCAGGGTGCTTCACGAAGCCGGACGGCACCGCGGCATTGCGCCACAGCGATACCGAGTAAGTTTGCAGCCCCAGAGCGGCGCCCAGGACTTCCGGCGCGCGCGACAGCCGCGAGCGGCCGAGATAGCCGTCGTCGCTCCGATCGCGCAAAAGCACGACCTCGCCCTCGAGATAGCGCCTAGGCTGACCGGTGCCGCCCCACGGGAACACCATCTGCTGCACATCGAAAGCGAGCTCGTTGGAAGGCAGCAGCAGCGGCAGCACGTTGGGCCAGGGCACCGGCACGAGGCTCGTCGGCCGGCCCGCGCCGTCCGTCTCGACCAAGGCCAGTCCGTTGCCGAACAGCAGCATTTGCGCCACCAGCAGCTCGACGAATTCGACCCATGACTGCCGCATGTTCGGGGCCTGCAGCAGCCTCGACACCGGGTGCAGCGGCGCCGGTTCCCGGCCACCGGGCACGGTGCGGTAGCAGGTGGCGGGAAGCGTCGCGATCGTGGAAGCAATTACGTTCACACACGCAACAACCGTGCTCAGGTTCTCGGCCACCCGGGCGCTGATGGTGTTGCCGGCGGTGATCGGGCCCATGCCCCAGCCGGCGACGCTCGCCACGCTGCGGCGCTGCTCGACAACTTCCTCACGTGAGGAAGTTTGGGAGATGTCATCGCGTGATGACATTCTGCCGAGCAGGCGCGAGAGCAAGCCGGGCATTACAGGGTTTCGCACCACAGGCGCAGCCGCCGCTTTCCAACTCCGTCACGTGACGACGTTCGTGCCCGCGCTGCCACGCTGGTCTCGGGATAGGCCGGATGCGCGTGCACGACGCTGATCTCGACCAGCTGAACCGCGCGCAGCTCGCGCTGATCGCGCGCAGGCCACGCCTCGTCGAGCGGCCGGAAGCCGAAGCTCATGCCGCCAATGTCGCGCCGTTCGGCGAGGGCGAGCACGTCGCGGCCGAGC